GTCGCCTTGTGGCTAAAAAAACGGCCACCTTTAGCGCTATTACATGATTTACACATAGACTGCAAATTATCTGGGCTCCACATATCGCCACCCTTAACACGTGGAATGATGTGATCTACTGTGTGCGCTGGCTTGCCACATGATGCACACTGCCAGCCATCACGATCTAGTATGGTAATGCGTAGCTTCTTCCACTTACCACTGCCTATCGCTTTATTACTCAATGCCAGCCCTTAATCTTAAAGTGTTGTAATGCTTTACACATAGACCCATATCTATTGTTGATGTACTTGATACCCCAATCTATCTGCTTAACACCATTGACAGTAGCCAGATACTTAGACCTACCTTGTGGAATACCTATATGCGAACCATTACGAGCTTTAGGATCCCACTTACTATTCTCTTTAGAGTACAGTTCTACCAGACAATAAGCTTCTTCAATATCATTTAATTGTATGAGTATGTATTGCTTGTAATGTATAGGTTTGTAATTATCAGCTGCAACAGAATAATCTTTTACAAAGATAAAGTTAAATGCAATTAACAATAGAGTGAGCCAAACTCTGCACCTTCCGAGCCCTGCCGTTGGCGGCTCAGCTTTGTGATTTAAGATCACATGCTTGTTTAGGGTAGCATGCCCTGTCAAATCAATCAGCATAACCGCAGGTCAGACGGCAAGTCACAATACGTAAATCATCGGTGTCAATCCAAGTCTCATCCCAACCACCGGTCATATCGACATCCATCCTATGTATTGTGCATCTGGATTATCTATTAGCCATTGTTTACGTAATTCATTCTGATTAGCCCAATCTGCAGCTGTAGCCTCAGCCATTCTTACCCCATCCGCTACCTTTAAATATCAGACCAGGCGCTGAATAAACCCTACTCATTTGTAAATTACATTTAGGGCAAGACATAGGCCCAACCTCATTATCATAAGATTTATGTACTGATCCATAAGTGCCACATTCATTACAGCTGTATTCATAAGTCGGCATTATTTAGGGTAACTTTCTTTAGGCCAAACTACATTTAGTGATTTATCCATTAGATATACATATCTGTGCTTTCTTGATCTAGGTATCCAAACGCCTTTAAATCCTTTGCTTTTACCCCTGCTTAATTTCTTACCATTATCAAATATAAAGTCATTTTTCTGTGGTGATAAACCATGATAACTAAAGTTAGCTGCTTGATATATTGCCCCCACATGCCTATCTGAATCTGCGTAACTTATTACAGCTTTAATCTTTTTCTTTTTTAACTCTCTCAGACTATACGCTATAAAGCTAGATCCTATGTTTTTACCATTAAGAGAAGGCTCTAATACAAGCCTGGACATTTCTAATAAATCAGGATAATTACCCCTTGGTAAGCCAAACGCACTCAAAGCCGAGTTAGGCACAGACAAAGGTGAATAAATAACAGCACCAACTACTTGGTAATCCTTAATAATGCCGTAACAATACTGACCTATAAAGCGTTTGCTGCCTAAGTAATGATAATTAGACACTAATTTATATGCCTCTGAATAGCTAATCGGCCTGTAAATGTTGAGCGATGGGGTCAGAATTGAACTGCCATCTGATAGCTGGAAAGCTAACTGTGTTTGCATTACACCACCATCGCATGTTTCATCACTTTGCTCTAATCAGCTGACAAGTATGGCAGTCCACGGCTTTAAACATCCATCCACCACACTTATCGCATCTACATATATCCGAGTCTGGTATATGCAAAGCTTCGGCTATATTTTTAACACCAACGCATCCACAATCCATACACTGATAAGCCTTAAATCCATCAGGCATGTCCAACTGATCGAGCCACAAGAACTCGGTTTTGCGACTACAACCATTGCATTTGAATTGTGCATGTTTCATGATAATATCCTTATTGCCTACAGTGGCACTGTGTACAAACTAAGAAATTACCTGATTGTATAAGCCTGTCATCATTACAAGCTACACAAACATCGGTAGAAGGCAAGAACTTTACCTGGTCGTTCTCTATGCGCTCCAGGTAAGGTCCGCCTCTTAGAATCTCTACATATCCCATTTACTCACCTCCCTCGCTATCGCTAGGAAAGAACCAAGATCCTGCAGCTGTAATCTTTGCCCATTTAGCATCACACTGATCGGGCTTTGCTGCACTACATACATAACCATGATAAGGCTTGCCCGTTTTGGCTGTGCCTTCTTTCAAGATCATTGTGCCATGTTTACATTCTTGTGGTTTCGGATTCACTGGTATTGCTTCTATTGCATCACCAACACTCCATACAGTTGGCTTATTCTCTGCGAATGATGCACGCAGCACATCTTCTACAGCTCTAGCTTTAGAACCTACTGGCGAGTAATTAGTTTGAGTCTTTACAACTCTAACCATCTCTTCTCTACTTGGTCCATTCTTTTCAGTACCGATATTAGCTGCTTTAAAAGCAGTTCCTCGAGCCGAAGTCTCACAATTTTCAAGCGCAAAATCACGATTAACCCCACGATCCGAAATGACCTCTTTCGCATGACCTGTTGCGAATGGTTTTGGATCAGCGTTGTCCCTAAATAATTTACATATAACAACGATTCTAGTGTCTGACTCCGCGATAATCTTTGTTCGTACTGCTCCATTTGGATACCTTTCCCAAAATATGTTTGAACGTTCCTGTACTGTGGTGTAGTCATCTAAATTAAATGCCATTAGTCATCCCCCCACGTGAAGTTAATGTCGGCTTCTGCATCAAGGACTGTCTGGTATATTGAAATGTAAGCAAGTGCATCTTTGACACTGTCTTCATGGCCTGGAGATTCACTAAGCCTAGAAACCTTGAGCAGCGCCATACATAATGCGACTTGACTAGGTGTAATTGGATGGTCGAGATATGCCGACCACAGCTCACTGATCCTTTTATGGTTTGTGTAAGGGTGACCATAGATCGTTCCCCTTGTATGGACCAAATCGACAACATCAGCTAATAACTTCTCAGTTTTTGTCATAGTCAAATACTTGATCGGTTTGCATTTTGTTTTCAATCATTCTGCGGTGCATATCCCAGCCATCTTTACGGCCAATCCAGTAATACCGGGTTTCTGCATTTTCTTTGACTACGTTAATAAACCAGCCCACCATTATTGCAGCTAGGAATGCGTAGCACACTGCATAAAATATATCTACAGTAATCATATAGCCCTATCCATGCTCACATACTTTGTGGCATGGCAATAGTGTGACATCTGTGTATGACTTTGTGGATGATTTAGACTGTTTTGTTTATAACGATTAGATAACGTTAATATCTTCGAGGTCATCGATATGGTCATCGATAGTGCGCTCTGCGTACTCTGTATTAAGCCCCATAGTGTTTGCCTAATGCTGTAAATGAGCCATCCTTGTTTATTGGCACCAGGGTTGGTGTCAAGGTTTTCCCTATGGTTTCTAGTATAGCAATACCCATCTGCCAATTAGCGCTTCCATAGCGTAAATAAGAGGCTTTTTTGCGATCCATAAGATTACCTACCTCAACACCATATAAGGCCCTGTAATGGCTTCCTACGCCCTCTGCATAGGCACTCATGCCTAGTCTATGCGTGTGGCCACACAATACAGATTTACCCCATTTTTTAGCAAGGTTAAGAGCTGTGATGCTTGCGTGCTGTGACATGTTGCCTTCATCTCCATGGGCCAGCATCCACCCTGGGTGAAACTCATAGGCAGTCTTGTGATACTCCATGCCCATCTCTTTGAATCCCATAAACGCTGGGTATTGTAATTCGGGTAAACTGATTAAACCAGGCACCTTAAGCAAAGTGTTATATAGGCGATCAGTATGATTACTGCGGATAATATGACACTCTCGGCTGTACTCACTGAAATCCCACAATATCGACTTAGTAAGTTCCCGATCATCGTGAATGGTTTGCCGATAAGCCAAAGGTGTGCCTTCAGCCCATTTACTAATTGTGTTAAAGTCAATCTCATCCCCAACCACCAATACTGAATCAAACTTCTCCCGCCTTGCTAACTTAATTACATTCTTTACAGCTGTTTCGTGGTGAAACGGCACTTGTAAATCACTGATAACTAAGTATCGCTTAATCGTCATCCTCATCTGGAGTAGGGATAGTTGGGATAATGCCATTGTCGCCTACTACCCAGTCTGGCATTGATGATGGACTATCCATTAAATAAAGGCATACAGATTCTGAGAATCCAGCTTTACGTGCAGCTTTGAACATCTCATGCTTAGCAATATAAAACACTTCTAGCTTAGATAAAGGGTCGGGTGATTTACGTACCACACGCCTGTTAATCTTCTTTCTTTTACGAGTGCTAGCCATATTAAAATTATGACTTACTAATTAAGATAAAGAGATCATCGACACGCTTTTCTAATCGTGTTAATTGATCCTTCATGCTAGAGCCACCATTAGGGCGTAACTCATTTAGCCAGCCTTTAACTAAAAAACGTAATCCTACTAGCCCGCCTGATAGCACGGCCATAACGCCAGCGCCAAAACCAGCCCACTCTGTAGGTGTCATGCTTCATTAGCACCGATGCCATAAGCACTGTCGGATTTATCTAGAGCCCTAGCTGCTGGACCTGCTAAAGCTGCAACAATCACAGACACGGCAGGATCTAAACCTAATTCATTACTTGCTAAAAATGTTAGTAGCGATACAAGCACGCCTCTAAAATATGATTTTATTATTGCTTTTTGTTTTTTGCTTATCTTCATATCTTGCCCCCTATTAGTGGTATGTCGAACGCTGTGCCATTTAAATCACCTAGTGTTGTAAAGCTAATATGTATATGTTTCACGTGCGGGTTAATGCCTTTGTACTTACGCCATTTCCAATTTAATATCTTCGAGCATATTCTCCCGTTAAAGATGACGTATGATATGCGTGGATCCGACTTGGCTGCGATTCTGATCTGGTCAGCCAGATAAGGTGCGAGGCTGTCGGATGACTCCAACCTAGAATTAAGATCAAGACCTCTGACCCACCCAAACCTGTCTGGATTATGATCCGATTTTCTGGCGGAGTGACGACTATCGCCCAACCATCCTTCTGGACTTTTAGTACACCGATCTGGAAACCACGTATCAATTTGATCTCTCAACTGCACACCAGCTGCACATAGTTTAGGTTGCATCGGCACAATTCCTCAAGATTATGCTGATGCTGTTGGTTTCACCAAAGGCGTTGGTGTTGGCAGTAATGCCTCAATCTCCGCCTCAGTTAATCCTAACTTTTCATAAGCGGCAATCTTAGTTGCCCTTAATTGTTCGGCTTCTAGTTTTGCATTTTCTTTAGCAGTTTGCCAAGCCTCAATTTCGGCATTTCTTTGTGTTTTTTCCTGTGCCGTCATTTCTCTGACAACGTTTTCGCCAGTAGTGTGGTCGTATATTCCAAGTTGATTATTTGTCATTATGATTTATTAACTCCAAAGATAGATACTGTTCCAGTTATGTTTGTGCTTGCTGATTTTAATATAAAGCCAGTATATGTGCGGGCAACAAATGCTTCTCCACCGATAACCGATTGAACAAGTGCAGAATTATTAAAAAACAAACCTGAAACTATTGGATACTGACTAGAATTACCAACACTGTTTACATAAAATTGACCACTGCCCGGATCTCCACTACCGCCAGTGTGTGTTGATAATATAATTTCGTTAGCATTATTAACGCCACTTGTGCTTACGCTATTGCTATAATTATAGCCAAAGTTTGCTGCATAATAATTAGCCGCTTGTGTTGTTGGTCCAGCATATCTAAATTGCCAAAGTAAATCATCTGATGCAGTAGCCGCATAGATTTCATCAATGTTGACAAAATATGTGTCATAGGTTGATGTAAATACGCCATCAAATGCTTGGGATGAAACATTTGAAAATGATGTGCGACTAATTAAAGTCATACCGCCACCACCAGCAGGAGCCGCCCAAGTTGGCACGCCACCAGCAACAGTTAAAACATTGCCAGTTGATCCAATACCTAATCTAGCTGGAGTTGATCCGCTTGAAGAATAAATTGTGTCGCCTGTAGTCGTCATTGGATTTGTCATACCTGTTGTATCTAGGTTTGCCCAAGCACTACCTGTGTAATAAGTGGTTACGTTTGTATCTTTAAGATACGCAAAATTACCTTCTTGCGGTGATGTTACAGCTGAATCTCTAGCAGCGGCGCTAGCAAACACCCAAACACCTTGCATTAAATAACCATCAACATCGGCGGCGGTTAATACCTCGCCTGTAACAAAATCTTTAAATCCTAATCCTGCTGCCATTATTTCTCCTTAGTAACTGAGCACATTATAGTCTAAAGTGCCGTATATATTGTTATTTAGAATCAGTGCATCGATGACTGGTTCAAGGGTCGTAAAAAAGACCCTAAAGCTGTTGGGTGTAATTGTGTTAGCCACGCCAAAGATTTGTAATGTTTTGTCTAGGGTAGATCCACCTGGTTGGGTAGTTACCACCCGAATTGGATCAAAAAAATCTAACTCTAAAGCTGCAATTATGCCTGAGTTGTAATTGTTGGTGTAAAGGTCTAACTCAATTCCATCGCACCGCACGCTGGTTTCGGCACGGCTAGCCACGTATGCCCTTGCATAATCTAGGGCTACAGCATCGGTCTGCATTAAAAGGTCTTGCAGGTTGTATGAGTGAATAAAGTATTTGTCAATAGATGCCTGGTTGATGGCTGTCTGTGGTGATCCACCTGTACGGCTAATTTGCGCTGAGTTAAAGATCAAGTCATCATCTAATTTCCACATGGCGTTGGCGTATGCGATACCTGTTCCATTATCGTTAAATGTAGTTACTGTGCCACCGATTGATCCTGCCGTTACTGCTCTATCTTGAAATACAAACTCTCCGTTTGTGTTCACATATAGCGCCCCATATTCGGATGTCGCTACAGTAGTCATCGCATCTAGTGAAGTACGTGCTGTGCCAGGGTCTGCCTGCATAGTAGTCAAACCTGCATCTACATCCCGCATAGTCGCTGGCCAGTCAATCTGATCTAATATCTGGTTAATTCTTGTTCCTGATAAATTGCCAGCACTAGCACCCGTAACTGTAGATATTTGTGCATTAGAAGCCAAGCGAAAAGCATCAACAGCTGTAATCGTAGTGTAGGCAACTTCTGTTGCATCCTTCGGTTGAGTATTAACGTATGAAGTAATAAATCCTGAAAATAGGCTATAAGTGGTAGCACCATAAGTAGCAGAGATTTGCACCTTCTTCATAGGTGTTAGCAATTCGTAATATGGCCCTGATGGATTAGTCGGGTTAAAATCTCCGTTTTGATCTATTATGCGTAAAGTTAATTGCCCTGTTTGGAATTGATCTGCTAAAGCATTACGGCCTCGGCTAGTCTGTATTAAATTAACTTGATCTGATACATCAACAATAAGAGCTGCAGAATCTCCCAATATGTTTACGTCCAGTATTCCTGTTCCCAGGATAAGGCTCTGCGCAAAACTAGGTCCAGTCGAAAAATTTATTATTGCATTGATTGTTGGTACGGCCATTACTGGATAGTTCCCGCTGGTACTAACTTATTGCCATATTTAAGATTTACTCTTACTAACTCGCCAATAGCAGATACCAATTTATCACTGCTAGCGTTTGGATCAAGTGTTAATGTAGCTGTAGTTTGTGTGGTAGCAGCGGTTGTAGCAGCGGTTTGTGCAGCCATATTTGTTACACCTTGTGGCAGTCTAACAAACTCATCTGGTGCTATCTGATTACGGCCTCGGCCAGTAATTTCACCTAAAGCATTGAACAAAGCAGGGCCAAAATTTGTCAGCGCACTAGCGGCCATACCTGCAGCTGTGGCTAGTGCATCAATCGATGCTTTAGCGCCTAATTCAGCATTTAATTTTTTAGCCAAAGCCTCGTTATTATCTAGGATTGCTAGCTGCGCTCTTAAACGTAATTTAGTCTCTTCATCGGTTGCCTGGTTAAGCGCCAAAGTTAATCCTATGCGCTCTACGTCAAACTTATCTTTTAATTTGTCTAGCTCTGTTTTTGCTTTTAACGCAGCGTTTTCTGTTGCTCGCAACTTATTAGCGTCTTTAATTCTTTTATTTTCGGTAGCCCTAGCAATATCAGCGCCAGCGCTAGATCCTAAACTATAACTAAAATTAGATTTAGGTTTTGTTGCTTCGCTAGCACCAAAAGATGCTAACTTGGCTATTAAAGAATTGTTGTATACAAACGCAATAACTTTATCTAGTTTTAATTTAGAGAATATGGCTGAACCAATACTGATAATTCGGCCTAATATAGAACTCAAACCAATTACTACGTTTGCAATAGTTGTAGCCACTTTTTCCATAGCCGTACCAAGTGAAGCTATATTTTGATCTTTGCCAATCATACTCAAAGAATCTAGTAAACCTTTGCCTATAGTTTCACTAGCATTGGCAGCGGAAGTTTTTAACACATCCATTTTACCTGCGTATGTATCTAATCTTGCTAAAGATTGACCTGAAAATTTATTAGAAGCCTCATCTAAAATTTTATTCATATCGCCACTGGCTAACGTGGTTTTACTAATTCCAGCACCTAATCTAGATAAAGCAGTGGTTTGCCCAGCGTAACCTTTAGCAATAGCCGCACTAACTTCTACAACGCTTTTACCTGTGCCAGCTGCTATATCTAGCGCAATACCTAGAGCCTTTTGGCTTTGAGTCAATGAGCCACTAGCTGTGAGTATTGTTTGCAAGGCTGGCCTTAATTCGTCATCTAATACACCAGTAGCCTTCTGTAAATTGGCTATGTATAATTCAACCCCTGGTGCTGAAAAAGCATAGCCAGTGTTATTTAACTGTATCTCAAGCGCTTTGGCAGCTGCTTCATCTGCCGCAAAAGCTTTAATTGCATTTTTGCTAAAATTAGTTATCGCACCTACAGCAAATACACTTGCAAAAGTTTTGCTCAGACTTTTAACCCTTTTATCAAACGCACTAATTTCTTTCTGGCCTTTTTTAAGTCCTTTGTTATCAAAGGTGCTAACTGCGCTGACAATTAAATTAGGCATTATGCAGCCTTCCTAAGTTCGGTATCTTTTTTAAATTTGACTGCTACTGTGTCAATAGCATCAACCACAGCTGGAATAACTTTGTTTTTAGTCTCATCCCAAGCACGGAAAATAACACGGCCTCGCTGCATGCCTTGGCCCTTCATACTGCTTAGCATCTCAGCGGCTGAATTGAACTCAGCTGGTGCATTAGGATTTAATGATTTGTTGCCTCTAGGTTTATTTAAGCGCCCAGCAGTCTCAAAGATTGCGCCTGATCTAGAATTATTGTAAACATAAAATGCAGCTCTATAACCGCTGTTATTGCGTTTGTTTTGACCTGCTGAATAGGCCACGCCACCTATTGCTAGAGCATAATCGTATGGTGGAAATAATTTTTTTGGATCTTTAATGGTTTCTAATGATGCAGTGCCTTTACCCCAGCCGCTCAAAACTTCGCTTTGCTGTGGCAGATAACCACGTGCTCGATCTCGCACAATTAACATTGCTCGCTTAACGTTTTTAGACATCTCTTTATTGAGATCTTTGTCTACATCCTTCATAGCCTTCTGGAGTTGCTTAACGCCGTTTACCACGACTGGCATTTTTAATCTCCTTAGCTCTATCTGTCAATACCTGGATTATTGCTAGATACATTTCCGTATCCATATCAATAAACTCTCTAGGCGGTATTCCAGTTTCTACTGCTAATTGCGCAATAGTGTAAGCAATAGAATTCCGCTCAGTTATTTTTTTTCTTCGTCTAATACCTCAACAGTATCTAGAGTGTCTATAAACTCTGATCCCCATAAAGGTATCTGTGCGCCAGCCCTGCGTAAGCATTCATAAGCCAGCCAGAATATCTCTGTTTGACGCTCATGCTCACGCAAGACCTTGCTAATTCCTGATCCATACTTTAACTCGAAAGCGTACTCGACACCTGGTGTGATCTTATGCTCTGATACTTCACCATTAGCCCTTGTTATCTTTAGCTTTGCCATTGTTACTCCTTAGTTAAAATGCCACCGATGGGGACACTGTTACTGCGGAGTTTACTGTAAAGGACAGACTTGATGTTGCAACTTCAGCCACGCCACCTTGACCGATTGGGGTGAGATTGTTTACCAACACTGAGAATTGGTACGTTGGGTTTGTAGCTGATACGGCAGTGCCTTTAACAGTAATTACTGATACTGACAGGGTTTGTCCAAAAGCTGCGTTTAATGTTGTCATTACTTGGCTGGCTGCCCAGTCATTGATAAAGTCGATTGAGAATGTTGCTGATTGTAGACCTGCAACAAACTTGTGTGCGGTATCGCCCATCGCTGTTACTTCTAGCTCATCTACGATCTGATTGATTACAGCGTTAGTTACATAAGCGCTAATATCGATTGAAGGTACAGTAGGTGCAGCAGCGGTAGCCAACTTAACACCAACGTTATTATTTAAATAGATTGCCATTGTTATTCCTCATCTTTCTTTGTTTGTGCAGTTGGTTTTGGTGCGTCTTGAATTTGGCCTGTCTTTTTTAAGAAGGCTAAGTCTTCTTCGTGTGTACTCATTTTAACTCCAGCTCGTTAGGATTGATACAGTTATTTCTGATGTTAATAAATCTCCACTAGCTGCATTAGTTATAGCTGGAGCGGAGACACTTGATATGTTGTAAACCAGGGTCGATGCCGCTAGTTTAGTTACTACTGCCACAATAAAGTTTTCCATACCTAGCAAATTGCCTTGGTTATCAAATGCAGGTGTAGTTATTAAAATCTTAAAATTAGCCAAGGGTGCGATGCTTGTCTGGCTGTTATTGCTTGGCACAATATAAGGATCGCTAGGTGTTACGACTACGCTGTTAGCAAGT